AGCCCAGTGTTTCTAAAGTAAATAGCAGCATACTCTACCGCTGGATTTGGATGATCAAATCCGACTACTTTCATATCTCTAATTACGCCATTAGTACCACGAACTCGCATTGATGCGTCATTCTGAAGTGCCATAGCAACTGCACGAGCAGTTGTTACGGCTTGAGTTGTTGCTGCAGAGATAGTTAGCGTTGTACTAGTTTTAGAAACTAATCTAGAATTTGCCGGTATTCCTGTTGCACTAACAATACGACCAATTTCATATTGGTCTGTGTTGTTACCAGCAGAAATAGTCAAAGTTGTAGAGCCTAGTGACCAAGTAAAAGTCTTTGAAGTAATTGCTGATCTAACTGAACCAGTGATGATAGTTTGAGACATACCAGCACCTTTTAATGTAATACCTTTCCAAAGATCGATATTTTCATCAAATGTACCAGCTTCTATCTCTACCGTATCACCGACTTGAGCTGCTTGAATTGCTCCTTGAATAGTTGTACTATTGCCAGAGCCATCTTTTTTAACGTATAAAATACTCATTTTAATCCCCTAATTTTTAGTAAGCGCCAACGAAGAAAACTCTATCGCCAGTTTGGATAGCTTGATCGCCACCAACAGCTAAAGAATTAATCCAAGTTAATCTAGTTTTTCCGCCTACAACAGAAACAGTAAAGTCTTCGCCTTCGTGAATTGCTAGACGACCAATAGATACTGACATAAGCTTAGAATACTGTCTGTCAAGGTCTATGAATCCTAGTTCAGCACCAACAGTGACGTTACCATTCGAGAAACCATTATCTTCGATAGCAGCTAATCTAGAAGTAATATCTTCAAGTTTTTTAAGTGAAGCACCACGAATTTTTAATTCAACTTCACCTTTGTAAGATGATGAACTAATACCTAGAGCTTCAACCATAAATTGAACAGTATTTGCTGCATCAGAAGAATTAGATCCGAATGAAGTAGTTAGCACTCTTTCAGATGGATTTCTTTCACCGATTGAGTTTCCAGCGCTAACAGATAACTGTAGTCTAGGAAGCTCTGGGTGAATTACAGGATTTTGTCCAAAATAAACTAAGTATTTCTTACCAGCAATAGGAGTAGCACTAAGTCCGTTGTAAACAACACGAGAGTGTGCAAATCCAGGCATTACGTCATTTGTGCCAGTTGGCATAGTATACACTGCCATAATTGGCGACTTAACCGGTGAAACCGAATCAAATGTCATAACTGCATATCCAGAGATACTACCTAATGATACGTTTGCTTGGTTTACTCCATCAAAGAAGTACCAGTTAATTTTTTGACCAGTAACTGTATTCTTGTAATACCAACCAGGTCTTAAACTAGAATCCTCTATGCCAGGTTGAGCATCAGCATAAACTGCAGCGTTGTTCTCGTAAACAATCGCTTTCTCGAACTCAAGAATTTCTTCCATAGGAACAATTCTTTGATCAAGAGCAGAATCAGCAGCTTGTCTGTCAAGAACTTCTTGAGCTAAATCAGACTCAACACCTGAAACTCTAGCATCGTTAGATAAGACATAAGATGCGAAGCCTTCGCTATTAGAGGTATCAATCGAGTTAATCAATGTAACGATTTCAGCAAATGAATCTTTGTCAGCTTCAGATGCAGAAAGGATAGCATCAATTCTAGATTTTTCAGTATCAATCTGAGACTGTAAACCTTGGTCAGCAAGTTGTCTAGCTGATGATTCAGAGCTTATGCTTGATTCAAGAGAAGAGCTTGTTGACTCTATTAATGAAGAAATTTCAGCAAAACTGTTCTTATCTTCGTCTGCAGCAGAAAGGATAGCATCAATTCTAGATTTTTCAGTATCAATCTGAGACTGTAAACCTTGGTCAGCAAGTTGTCTAGCTGATGATTCAGAGCTTATGCTTGATTCAAGAAGATCAACATCTGAACGAATATCTTGTGCATATCCATCAAGATTATCAAGATCTGAACGAATATCTTGTGCATATCCATCAAGATCATCTATGTCAGATTGAAGAGCTGCATCTGCAGATTGACGATCTAATACTTCTTGACCTATTGATGCGCTTAATGCACTATCAGCACTTGTGCGATCAGAGATTTCTTGAGTTAAAGACGTTTGTACACCTTGAACAGCAGATTGACGGTCCGATACTTCCTGTGCTAAATCTGATTCAACCTCTGAAACTCTAGCATCATTAGAAGATACGTATCCAGCAAAAGCTTGATCATTTGTAGTATCTACTGAGTTAATTAAAGTAACAATTTCAGCGAATGAATCTTTGTCAGCTTCAGCTGCAGAAAGAATAGCATCAATTCTAGATTTTTCAGTTTCTATTTTTCCGTCAAGAACTAGATCTGCCGCTTCTCTTGCAGAAGTCTCAGAGGAAAGCGCAGATGAATTTGCATCAACGTCACTTCTTAATCCATCAATATCCGATTGTTGAAGATCAAAGTTACCTTGAACAATACCGCTAAGATCTTGTATTGCTTGTTGTCTAGCAGAAGCTTCAGCATCTATTGCTGCTTGTCTAGCTGATGCCTCAGCTAAATCCGCTGCTTCTCTAAGAGCAGCTTCTGCTGCATCTGCAGACTGTCGTGCTGACGCTTCATCGTCAATATTAGACTGCAATACTGCATCAGCATCTTGTCTAACCTGCGCTTCATTTAAAAGTTCCTGATCCGTTGTCATTAGTCCGGATAGGAACTTTGGGTTAATTGATAAAGACATATAAATCCTTTTGTTTATTGGGGTGCAACTCATGTTGCACCCTAAATTTTAACGACTAATTTTTTAAAAAATTAATTTGCTTTTTTCTGATAACTGAAGAAAACAGTATCGCCAGCAGTTAATTGCTGTTGACCTGTAGTAACTAAGGCATTTATGAAAGTAACTCGGCTAACGCTACCTACAGTACTGATAGTGTAATCGTAATCTACGCCTTCATGAATTGCTAGACGATCAACAAATGCGTGCATAGAATTAGGTTCAATTTCAAAAGCAAGATCAAAATATGCGCCAGCTTCTAAAGTTGAAGATATTTGGTACACTTCCTTGTTGAATCTATTTACTATGCTTAAGCCATTGCCGCTTATAGATATGTCTGCAGTACCTGTGAATTCAGGCTTAATTTTAACAGCATCAGATAGTATTTCAAGCCCGTAACCTACATTAACTTGTAACTCACCCATCATACCTTGGATTAAACCGTCACCAGCTACATCCATGTTTAATTTGGCAGCAGTTACTGAATCATCTTGTAGTTTAAAAGTAGAAACGGATAGATCACCTAGTTTAAATTCAGTAACACCTTGATCTTTGATTCTAAGTGTGTCCATCGAAATTTCTATAGACATTGAGTCTACATTAACTTGTAACTCACCCATCATACCTTGGATTAAACCGTCACCAGCTACATCCATGTTGATCTTAGCTGCAGTGACAGAGTCATCTTGTAGTTTAAAAGTAGAAACAGAAAGATCGCCTAGTTTAAATTCAGTAACACCTTGATCTTTGATTCTAAGTGTGTCCATCGAAATTTCAAGGGACATGTTGTCAGTGTTGACCTGTAGTTCACCCATCATACCTTGGATTAAACCGTCACCAGCTACGTCCATATTTAATTTGGCTGCAGTGACAGAGTCATCTTGTAGTTTAAAAGTAGAAACGGATAGATCACCTAGTTTAAATTCAGTAACACCTTGATCTTTGATTGTAAGTGCGTCCATGGAAATTTCAAGGGACATTGAATCTACATTAACTTGTAACTCACCCATCATACCTTGGCTTAAGCCGTCACCAGCTACATCCATGTTTAATTTGGCACCAGTTACTGAATTATCTTGTAATTTAAATTCATTTATAGAATCGTCTTTAACCTCTAATTGGTTAACCCCGTTAATGCCGATTGTAAAATTATCAAAAAGTACATCAAACTCACCACCAGTTAAAGACAATGCATCACCTGGGAGGTATGTTCCTGCACCAGAAAACTGAACAAACTTAACAGGTGTAACACCAACTGATGTAACAGTTTCTGTCATTACCCAACCACTATCAGCATATTGAGAACCATCTTGAACAAAGATAAAGTCTCCGCCAGCCATTTCAGTAGGAGTATTAAAATCAGATGTTCTTGTTAATTTTATAATATCGCCGTTGCCGTTTATGTCTGCCGAATCAGCAATAAAATAAACACCGTTTTCAGGGTCAAGCACATTACCATTTTGTAATGCTACTATGATTCTGTCTCCGACATTAAAAGAAGAAACGCCATCGATTCCTGCAATAGGAGATCCACTTACGTCTAAGTAAGCACCAACACCGTCAACACCGTTATTGTATGAGCCGTCTAGATCGAAGTCTGCAAGTAATCTAGCTGGGCTATGAACATGAAGTCCTTCAGCAACAGCATCAACGTATTTCTTAGTTGCAGCATGATAATCAGATGTTGGATCTGCATGTAAAGTAAGAAAGCCAGTCATTTCATCGCCAGCTTTAGCTACTTTTTCAGAATCTAATTCTTCAATAGCAGCTTGAACATTAGTAGATCCAATATTACCAGCAGGGGTAAAAGCTATTGCATCTGCTTCAAAACTAAGATTTCCAATAGTTGTGTTTATTCCGTCTACATCGCCTTGTAACTCTTGTAAAGCCGCTTGAACATCAGTAGATCCGAGGTTTCCAGTAGGAGAAACGGAGATGGCAGAAGCTTCAAAGCTAAGAGCACCGATTTCATCATCAACGTACTTCTTTGTAGAGGCATGCATGTCTGCCGTTGGATCAGCGTGCAATGTAAGAAAGCCAGTCATTGTGTCGCCAGCTTTAGCTACTTTTTCAGAATCTAATTCTTCAATAGCTGCTTGAACATTAGTAGATCCAATATTACCAGCTGGAACAACTGTGATAGCCGAAGCTTCTGCACTTAAATTAGATAATGTATCGTTGATATCGTCAACGTCACCTTGCAACTCTTGTAGAGCCGCTTGAACGTCTGTAGATCCAAGGTTACCAGTAGGTGATACTGATATAGCAGAAGCATCGTGTGCATCTGTAGAATCAGCAATGTGGCTGTTTATTGCAGATTGCGCCGTAGCAGCGTCAGAGATCCCTTGAGAGGCATCGTTCTGAATTTCTTCTAGTGCTGATTGAATGTTTGTAGAAGATAGATCACCAGATGGAGATACTTCAATATCTGCTGCGCTGTGCTTTTCAGCAACACCGTCAACGTGATCTTGAATTCTATCATTTACTGATGCAATCTCTTGATCAACGTAAGCCTCAGTAGATACGTTAGACGAAGGGCTAACTCCATCATCTACTATAGGAAGCTTTAATAGTATAACTTCATCAGAGGTATCAACCTTCAGGATGTCTACGTTTCCATCACCAGCTTGATTTTTTGACGATAAGGCCTCATTGTTAGATAATTTAACAAACTTGCCTTTAATTTGATTTACTGACATGCTATCCCCTTTAAGATATTTTTTATGTCACTATTTTAACATATTTTTGGGTTAAGCAATGATGAGTATAACTAACTATTTACGCATTGTGTCGATAATTCACTCTTATATTGTCACCAATTTCTATCGCAGAATCGCCACCAATAGCAATATCTCCGGCCCATGTTAATCTAGTGACTAGACCATCTACTGTTTGAACAGTACTTAAGGTATAGTCATCGTCTTCATGCAACATTAGCCTATCAATGCTGACAACGAGAGAACTTTCTATAACTTCTTTAGATAAGTCAATATGAACAAATTGAGCCACATCGTTTATAGGAAACCGCTCTTTTCCAGATAGCTCCTTTATTCTTAAACTAAAGTCAACTTTCTTACTGGCTAAATTCAAACCAAGTCTATCTACTACAAATTGTAGATTATCGTAAACACTCGCTGCATCTGTTTCTAAATTACACTTTATTACATTTTCAGAATCTGCTAAATCACCTTGCGACCTAGATGAATCTAGTGTAAGCTCAATTCTAGGTAATTCAGGATGAATACTCGGAGCGTTACCTACATGAATTAAATACTTTTCATTAATAGCTATTGGAGAAGTAATTGTATATACTGCCTTTGAGTGATAAGAAGGATCGAAGTCACCTGTTCCTGTAGGTTCAGTATATATCGTTATATATGGCGTATCTATGGTAGAATCAAAAGTTACAACAGCATAAGCAAAAAAATTATCTAAAGTTATTGAGCTAGGCTCATCAAATAGTTTCCAATTTATGGATTGTCTAATCGATGTATTTTTAAAATACCAACCATCTCTAAAATCAGAACTAGTATCTGCCGTGCCCCTTGACCCATCTTGGTATACACTTGAATTACTTGAAAAAACAGTTAATTTACTGTAAGATAGCGCGTCTTCTATTACGGATATTCGTGTCTCATGGTCTGTAACAGAATCTTCTAAATCATCTAATCTTGTTTCATGTGTAGATATTAGACCTAGATCAACATCTGAATTAGGCATTAAGATAGACCTGGACTGTCCAGTCGCTATTCCAGAAGCCTCAAATAGTATTCTTTTACTAGGATCTACATCATCATAGACAGAAAAATTTACATCAGAAAATGTTCCGCCAGTGTTACTCTCTATATATGATTCTAGATCTTGCAGAGCGCCTTTAATGCTTCTATTGTTTTGAATAACAGACCCAGGAAAAGCTCCTAAATTCGCTGATCCAGCTGATACACCGCTTAGTGTATTTAATGAGTTAACATTGCCTAAATTAACGTTCTCGTTAGGTACACCTATAGTGTAATCTGATGTTAAAGCACCAGAAAAAGATACAGACCCTGTGCCTCCTAATTTTAGTTTTAGATTATCTACGACAAGTGTATTAGTAGCAAAGCTTATGTTCCTGCTAGCTCCACCCATTAATCTTGATAACTTAGATATTTCCGCCATAGTTAGTCCTATCTTTCTTTTAATTCAAAAAGAATCTGACATTTTAAACCGTATTTTTCTAATACAGAGTTTGATTCTTTTTCTGTTCTGTTTAATATTTGTATAAGCGCCTCGGATATTTCCTTCTGCACCTCTAATAGTTCTTCTTCTGATAATCCTTCAACATTAAATGCGCTCATGTTACAATTGTCCAACTATCTGCATATTGACGATAAGATCTTTTAGCATAGGGTCACTTGGATTTTTAGCTATTACTCCAACTTTCACGACCCAGTCTCCAGATACGAACCCATAGCTACCTTCATCTGGCAGAATATTTGTTAGTCCGCCAGTTTTAGATATATAAACATATTCACCAAAATCAAAGCCGCTAATATCTACGACACGACCTTGAGTAACTATGTCACCATATGTACCAGATGTTATCATAGTATTTGATATGCCGACTAAGCTAAATATATCATTTTCATTAGATACATCAACAAATGCGACGTCTCCGTTTACATTGACCTTAACAGGCATGTGTTCCAATATAGTAAGACCGCTACTGTTTAATAATGGCGTCTTTATCGTAGATAAGTCTACTGAGCTAGATATTTGAGAATATGGTCTGTAAGTCATAAAAACCTCTTATATTATAAACCAGGCTATACCATTGCTTACTACTGTAACTGATTCATACTGTATAGATATATCTATTGAGCTTGTAAATAAATTCACATCATCAAGAGTGTCACCGCTTTGGCCTCTAATTCTAACAATGCTACCAGAGTCTACTTTTTTAATATCGAATCTTTTACCTGGATTAGCCGCTGCAGACGGCAAATATACACTAACAAGCATGCCTAAATTACTAACTAATATTACATCATTCGATGGTAATATATTGTAATTAGTACCGTTTATAGTTACAACACTTAATAGTGAAGCTGTTGGTGTTGAAGATATCGATACTACATCACTTGACTGAGATATTGATACTCCAGCTCCGGCAACCAGTGTTCTAAACTTTAAATCAACACCAATTTTGTTTTTAAATAAAGAAAATCCACCACCGACATTAGATGCAGTATTCGCTTCGCCGTATGATCCACCGCCTCCGCCAGATCCGGAAAAGCTTGTATTATCTATTCTAACAAGAAGAACATCTCCGTCTTGCATGTCTCTTAGTAGCTTGATCTTTATCGACTCTTCCTGGCTCGCTCCAACTTGCTCCCAATCTTGGTCAAGTGTTAAATACTGCCCATTTAAGAATACTTCTAATTGACCAGAATTTACTGTATAACTTTTTACTAAATTGCTATTTCTAGAATCTAGTGGAATCTGCAACTCTGATCCGGATACTGCGTCTAGTTCATTTACTTCACTTAGGCCAGTCGTAGGTCCAGACGTTATAGTTATCGTTTCTTCGTAAGCTTTTTTAGGTATACTTTGCGATAATTCTGCTAATTTTTCATCTAATTTTTTAATACTTGTTTCTAGCAAATCGCCGTCAGATACAAAATTTAATTGAGCGCCGGTTCCTACTTGATTTATTAATACAGAGAATGATCCTCCGACATCTACATTAGATGCATCAGTACAAAAACCAGCAATATTGTTAGTTATAGTGACTGTTCCGTCTAGATTATCTATGGAAGACATATCGCTGCTTGCTATTGCATTTATTGCTGAATTTAATGCGGCTGCAATACTTGCGTTGCTATCACCAGTGCTAACTTGAACTTCTATGCCGATCTTACCTATAACAAAAGGGTCCAGTCCACCACTGTTTTTGTTAAACCACACGTAGTATTTGTTTGTATCAAGTGCTGAGTTTATATTAAAATATTGACCAGAACTTATGCTTGAAGACGAAGGTAAGGTTATCGTTGTTACTTGAACTTCAGCTTCATCTAATATAGTCGAGTAATTTCTTACGGGAGTTTTATCCCATAGAAGAACAGATCCACCCGGACCTCTAATGGCGAAAATAAATATGTTCTCACTTAAAGGTAACTTATCTGTGTCTGTTATTATTAAAGAGTTTAGGTTAGATATCAGAGTATTTCCATTTCTGTTGAGTTGTAAATACGCGACCTGATTCTCTAATAGGCTGATTGTTCCGCTTAATGTAATTTCAACTTTATATTCTGTAGATGGTTGAATGAACAATAGTTTAGGTATAGTACCAGCTTTTGCAAAAGCGGCGATATCCCTGTATGATCCATTTTGAGTGTTAACTATAGCATATACATTTTGCAAATCATACGTTATTGTCTTATCTTGTGCTTTATCTGCCATCATTGCAGATAGTTTAGATACTCTTTGTGTCAGATTATCCGCAGAACTAGAGTTGTAGTTTTCTTGCCCAAATATCGTATTGTAAAAAGGTTCAACAGAGTACACAGGCTTCATCATTGCAGAATTTTCCATGCCTATAAAAGACATAATATTCTGCGAATCTACTTTTCCGATTTGTTTAATTTCGCCCTGTTCAATCTTGGTTGGACCAATATCAGTCCTTACGTAAATCTCAACAGATGTTACCTTAGCTGGATCACTTGTAAAAGATTCTGACGGAAGCAAAGACGTCACAGGTATCGTAAACTCTGTAGATGTCTTAGGAAAGACTTTGTACGTGTTGTTGTATCCGGCAGAAGATCCAGTTACAGAAATGTTATGATTAACATCAAAGCCATGGTTCTCAGATTCTAACAAGAACAAACCTGGCGACGAATAATTTGCTGCAGTTGTGACTGTTGCAAAGTAAGCACTTTGTCCAACTTCATCAGCAAGCGAACTACTCGAATTCATTATATAAAAAATATCTTCGCTTTCAACCTCTATCTGATATTCACCTTCAAATAAAGAAGGACTTGCTATGTAAATTCTCTGCTTGTCAGATAAATTATGTGCAACAGACGTACACTTAGCTTTTTGACCGTCATGATCACTAATATCGATTATTAACTCAGTTGACACTATATCTGAAATGTTTAGTATTCTATCTGCTCTAGTAGCTAACCAACAAAGATCTCCACCAGCATCATACAGCATGGGATCATCTCTATCTAAAACTTGAATATCTACGTTACTGTATTCACCTTTGCTAAATATTCCTTGCGATAGCTCGCTCAGTCCTTCATATGGTTCGCTTAGCTCTACACACTGAGCGATTGCTGCATCTGATGTAAGCCCCACGCTTTTTTCCTGTCCGATCCAGAATCTTTCAACCCTACGAAATCTGTAATCTGGATCTCCAGCCTTCTTTATCCAGTCTCCTTTTGATAAATTTTCAAAAGTACCTTGGCCATTATCTTGAGCATTTATGTAATTAACACCTTGTATCCAATCTGCAGAAACGGAACCGCTATTTATTGGTATATTTCTTTGCTGTTTAATTAGCATAACCTGGCCATCACCAAGTGTTGCATCTCCAGCTCTAATCACTATATCTCTTTTATCCGTCATTGACTGAAGAATAATATCTTCTGTCCAAGTTAAAAGCCCTGGTGTAACATCTGAGTTTGCCCAAGTGCCTTTTGATTTTATAGACGTAGCTAATGCATCTTTAAATATGTTTACTAAGCTATAAGAAGACTGATCTTGATACCAATATGTAGTACCACCAAGCTCTAACAATCTTGTCATGACCGCATCCATCCACTCTTTAAGTGTATAGATGTTCTTGTCTCCTCCCCTAAAAGAATTAGGGTCGTATTTAGTCATCTTGGTATTTGGCTCTGATCTCTTATATTGTGCTAGAGGTTGTTCTCTAAATTCAAATCTAGATAAAGGATTCGGGCTTATGCCACCTGATCCAAGTCTAAACATTAAATTTCTACAATCTTCTATAGAAGATATGACGCTAGTGCCAACTGTAACTTTACATACTGGTACTACATTATCTGGAAACCCTGATACTGATACGTTAACTTCTACTGATAAAAACGACTCTGTACTTACATCTTGATTGAATTCTCCACCAACGCCGCCTTCTCTATCAGGATCCCAAAAAGCACGAGAATCTTTTGCAGACTCTGATGTCGATAGTACTAGATAAACATAATTTATTGCGTTTTTTCTTAATTCAGGAACTAGCGGTGCTGCTTTTGGATTTCCATCTTCTAAGCCATAAAAGAAAGGGCCAGCTTTTGAATCTGGATAGTAAACTACTGAATTTGCTACATTAATTGATAAGTTTTGCGTATCGATTGCTGCATTAGGGTTTATTACTTCAAACCCTTTTAGCACATAGGCCTTGTCTGATCCTACAAAAGATTTAATTAAGTATTTGAAGTCACCCTGTGTATAAGAGTCGATACTTAGAAAATCTGGTAAATCAAGTCGTTCAGCTGAACTGACTAAAACTCTTCCTAATACTGCCATGCAACTTCCTTTAGCCTCTAAATATACTTAATTATACCAGAATACGTGCTAACCTGGATCTATTCCGCTTCTATAAACATCAATAGTTGCATAATATTGTTCTGGATACCTCACCAAGAAATTAATAAAGATACCTACGGACTTAACTCTTTGCATTAGCTCTTTTAGTACTTCTCTAGCTGCAGCTGGATCAGTTATGTACGGTGCTATCTGTTCACCGTATGGCCCAAGCACCATCCCTCCCTGTCTTCTTATTACCGTCACGTAATCTCCAACTTGATGAGTATTTTCAAACACATAGGATGGGTCTATCGCTATAACATTAGAGCTTGGTTTTAAGAAGAATCTAACTGGCCCTTCTTCACGCTCTGTTCCAAAGTTAAATATTAATTGACCAGATTCATTAGGTATGTTGTTTGTGGACAAGTATATATTTCTCTGAGTAGATCCTGCATTTATTTCTTCTGTCAGCGTTCCTGTAAAAGACGATAACACAAAGTTAGAGTCCTGGTCCCATATATATGGACCTAGTTTTCTAGGCTCTAATTTAGAAGAACGCATCAGTACTATTCCGCCACTAGTAGAGAATGCTGCTTTTTCAACACGAACGGTGCCACCGGTAGATTGGCGGTCTCCATGAGATCCACCAAAAGAATATGCTTTAAATTGTGTTGAACTCACTATCTCGGTGATCCTCCAAGTTCCATTAACAGAAGGCCCAGAGCCTGCGCCTAACATAGCGTTTTCTATAATTGCAAAATCGTTAATGCTGTAATTATTAGGAACTGTTGTGGTTACTGTTATTGTGTTACTTGTGTCTCTATTTGCTGATGTAAGCATAAACTGATTTAGAGAAGCGGGATCTGGCAATTGAGGCGACACACCCTGAATAACATTGCCAACCCTAGACACATATGTATATATTGGCATATCACTGCATAATCTGCTATTGTATTTAAAATAAGTAGTGTCACCATCGTTGGGGAAGTACGTCTGTATTTCATTTTCAGGGATAAAATAGAACTGCCCACCTGTTGTTGGGAACTCGTCTGGTCTATCTAGGGTTATATTACTTAATGTTTTGTTGTACGCTTGTACTTTGGATTCAATTCCGTTTATATGAGCAGCGCCTTTTCTATTTCTTTTAACAATAGGAGGAGAAGGCGGCATTTCAACTATTATTTCGCCAGGCCTAACTTCCCAAACAACAGCTCTTCTATCTTTTAAAAACACATTGTTCTTAAGTGGGGTAAAAAATCTAACATCTTCTGTCGATGATTGAGTAAAAGTTTCTTCTGTTGCGAAAATATTAGTAAAAACTATATAATTCTCTATTACGTTAACTTCATTAATTAAAAAACTACCCTCGTTTTCTGGTCTAGTTATTATAACTACATCGCCAACATTTAAAGTCTCTATTTTTGGAGAGTTACCAACATTGGTGTATCTCATTTTTACGGTATCACCGATCTTTGTTATTTCCCATTCTGAGTTACCACCAGCTCCGGCTTCTTCGTTAAATCCGTCAAACTGCAGTCCGATGTTTGCTTTTCCACCGATTATTTTAACAGCGCCTTTTGATCCAACTGTGTTTGTAAATATTCTTATGTTTATTTTTTTTGTTAAATTGTCTTCAAATGCTATTGCAAATGAATTAGAAGACTGCCTATTTATTGCAGCAACAATTTCATTTGCTTTTGCGTTAGAAATATCTTCAAACTCTTCTTCTCTAAATTCTATTCTTTCTTTAGAATATGAGTCTATCTCGTACTCTAAGTCCCAGCCGTCTTGTAGCACAAAAGGCTCAAACTGGTTAGTCATGGCAAATGATGTAGTAGAGTCTTTGAAAAAGAAAACATCTAGTAATTCATCTAATATTAACTTAACTTGCTTTGGACTGTACGCAACTACTGGAATAAATTTTCTAAAAGCAGAGTCATCCATTCCAATAAATCTAGGTCTTTGTACTAAGTTCGCAGTGCCTAATCTATCTAAGTAAGGCCTTTTAGCTGTTTTAATAAAGAATTGTTCTCTCACTGATTGAATTAATTGCATTATTTCATCATCTGATGAGCCTAGCGCACTAATTAAAGCAGACCAATTAGGATTGGTTCTTGTGCTATATATAGCAGGCATTTGATCATGTAAAGAATCTATTCTATTTTTAGCCTCTGCCATATAATCCTTATGCTATACTTATATCTGATGGTTCAATAAACGCCTTTTCTCCATTGCCAACAAATATACGCTCGTTGTTTGGCTCTGGTGTTATGAACGTCACGGCTGCAACACCATCTATGTTCTTAACTCTAACTATTATATCCGAAAGTATGACATCTTCTCCGACACCAAGATTTGAAACATAATTTATTATTGACGACGTTATTTCATCACTTATTTCACTTAGATTAATACCGTCTCTAGTTGTTACTTCAATAGCAATCGATATTCTTACTGGTAGTGGCGGCAGTATCTCAATCAAGCTTCCTACGGCGCGTCTACCTGGAAAATTAGATGGATCTGGTTCAAAGCCATCGATAGTTCTTTGCACTTTTCTAAGAAGACCAGTGT